TTACGCCTTCTTTATATCCTCCATAATTCCAGAGTGGGACATATTTGGGACATTATCACCAAAAATGTCGTCTATTTTCCTCGCATGCTCTGTCAAATGATTAGGCGCAAGGTGAGCATACCTACGAACCATTTCTATGGACTCCCATCCGCCCATTTCCTGAAGCACTGATAATGGGACGCCTGACTGAATCAGCCAGCTTGCCCAGGTGTGTCTGAGGTCATGGAAACGGAAATCTTCAATTCCTGCACGACGACAAGCTGATAGCCATGATGTCTTGCTGTCGATGCGCATCTTCCTGACCGCAGGCGTTGATGTTCCATCTGCTCGCTTAGCCGCCTTGGTATGTACAAACACCCATTTGTGATGCTTGCCTATTTGATCACGCAACACTTTACAGGCGGTATCGTTCAGCGCCACACCAATGGCGCGGTTTGATTTGCTCTCTTCTGGATTCACCCAGGCAACTCGTCGCTGCATGTCGATTTGTTGCCATTCCAGATTTATGATGTTCGACTTTCTCAGACCAGTTGCCAGCGCAAACTTGACGACAGATTTCAGTGGTTCGGGGCACTCATCAATAAGGCGTTTTGCTTCCTCCTTTTCCAGCCATCTGACTCGCTTGTTTCTGACCGCTGGTATCTTGATGACAGGCGCTTTTTCCAGCCACTTCCAGTCGCGTTCTGCAGCACGGAGAATGGCCTTTATCATGGCAAGATGCTTTGCCTTTGTCTGAGTTGATACTGGCTTTGGTTCATAAACAGGCGGTTCTTTACCTTTCCTGATGGCGGCCTGAACTTTCTGTTTCCATATTTCTTTCGTCTTTCTGTTATGCATTCTGCTTACAGCAGAGTAAATCTTTGCCTCCGAGATATCTTTAAGCCTTATACCCTCAAAATGTTCAAGCCAGAACTCAATCCGGCTTTTATCTGAATCGAGAGATTTTTTATCAGCTTTTTCCTCAAGCCATCTTAGGCAGGCCTCTTCAAAAGTGACATCAGGTAAATCCCCTAGCTTTTCTACTCGCCAGAGTTCTGCTTTTCGCTTGTCGTGCAACTCCTGAGCTTGCCGCTTGTCCTTTGTGCCAAGAGATTCCTTAATTCGTTTCCCGCCCGGGAGCGAATACGAGGCATACCATATTTCATTTCTGCGGAAGAGTGACATTTTCTTTCCTCTGTTATGCCATCACCCGCGCTCACCTGGACAGTATGCAGCGGAGACTGAAGCGCCGCAATGCAGGCTTGCCGTGTTGTGAGGTAAGGAGATTTTGGCTTGGTTGGATCTTTACGTGTTGCCTGTAGGCGGCCTGTTCGTATCCAGTTGGTGGCGGTTGGTCTGGATATCTTAAGAAACTGACAGGCCTCATCGAGTGTGAGGCTGTATGATTCCATGGTTACCTCTGCTTTTTGAACGCATGTCACGTAACTTCTTAATGTGTTCTGCCGTTTCGATCTCTTCTGCTATCCGATCTGCATCAGCTTTATTCACAGGTTCAAAGTCATGATTAAAGCGGAACATGCTGGCGATACATGTTCTGCCTTTTCGGATGTAGTGAACTTTGTTGTGGGTAGAACGCAGGATTTTGCAGGGAGTGCCGTGGTGGTCGACGTACCAGGTGTTAGGAAAAATGATTCTGAACATTTTTACACCTCAGTTGGACGATGTTGAAATTTGCTGCTTTGAGGCCATCACAGTCCCCATTGTTTGTTCTTAAGTTCGATCTCCTCCTGGCAACTTGCACAAGTCCGACAACCCTGAACAGCCAGGCGTCTTCGCTCATCTATCGGATCGCCACACTCACAACAATGAGTTGCGGATACAGTCTGGTAGTTCAGACGACGCATTTTTATTGCTGTATTGCGCTGTAATTCTTCGATTTCTGATGCCGAATCAATGATGTCTGCCATCTTCCATTAATCCCTGAATTGTTGGTTAATACGCTTGAGGATGAATGCGAACAATAAAAAAGGAGCCTGTAGCTCCCTGATGATTTTGCTTTTCATGTTCACCGTTCCTTAAAGACGCCGTTTAACATGCCGATCGCCAGGCTTAAATGAGTCGGTGTGAATCCCATCAGCGTTACCGTTTCGCGGTGCTTCTTCAGTACGCTACGGCAAATGTCATCGACGTTTTTATCCGGAAACTGCTGTCTGGCTTTTTTGATTTCAGAATTAGCCTGACGGGCAATGCTGCGAAGGGCGTTTTCCTGCTGAGGTGTCATTGAACAAGTCCCATGTCGGCAAGCATAAGCACACAGAATATGAAGCCCGCTGCCAGAAAAATGCATTCAGTGGTTGTCATACCTGGTCTCTCTCATCTGCTTCTGCTTTCGCCACCATCATTTCCAGCTTTTGTGAAAGGGATGCGGCTAACGTATGAAATTCTTCGTCTGTTTCTACTGGTATTGGCACAAACCTGACTCCAATTTGAGCGAGGCTATGTGCCATCTCGATACTCGTTCTTAACTCAACGGGAGATGCTTTGTGCATACAGCTCCCCGTTTATTATTTATCTCCTCAGCCAGCCGCTGTGCTTTCAGGGGATTTCGGATAACAGAAAGGCCGGGAAATACCCAGCCTCGCTTCGTAACGGAGTAGACGAAAGTGATCGTGCCTACGCGGATATTATCGTGAGGATGTTTCATCGCCATTGCTCCCCAAATACAAAACCAATTTCAGCCAGTGCCTCGTCCATTTTTTCGATGAACTCCGGCACCATCTCGTCAAAACTCGCTATATACTTTTCATTCCGCTCAATCACGACATAATGCAGGCCTTCACGCTTCATACGCGGGTCATAGTTGGCAAAGTACCAGGCATCTTTTCGCGTCACCCACATGCTGTACTGCACCTGGGCCATGTAAGCCGACTTTATGGCCTCGAAACCACCGAGCCGGAATTTCATGAAATCCCGGGAGGTAAACGGGCATTTCAGCTCAAGGCCATTGCCGTCACTGCATAAACCATCGGGAGAGCAGGCGGTGCGCATACTTTCGTCGCGATAGATGATCGGGGATTCAATAACATTTACGCCGGAAGTGAACTCAAACAGGGTTCTGGCGTCGTTCTCGTACTGTTTTCCCCAGGCCAGCGCTTTAGCGTTAACTTCCGGAGCCACACCGGTGCAAACCTCAGCCAGCAGGGTGTGGAAGTAGGACATTTTCATGTCAGGCCACTTCTTTCCTGATCGGGGCTTTGCTATCACGTTGTGAACTTCTGAAGCGGTGATGACGCCGAGCCGTAATTTGTGCCATGCATCATCCCCCTGTTCGACAGCTCTCACGTCGATCCCGGTACGCTGCAGGATAATGTCCGGTGTCATGCTGCCACCTTCTGCTCAGTGGCTTTCTGTTTCAGGAATCCAAGAGCTTTCACTGCTTCGGCCTGTGTCAGTTCTGACGATGCGCGAATGTCGCGGCGAAATATCTGGGAACAGAGCGGCAATAAGTCGTCATCCCATGTTTTATCCAGGGCTATCAGCAGAGTGTTAATCTCCTGCATGGTTTCATCGTTAACCGGAGTGATGTCGCGTTCTGGCTGACGTTCTGCAGTGTATGCAGTATTTTCGACAATGCGCTCGGCTTCATCCTTGTCATAGATACCAGCAAATCCGAAGGCCAGACGGGCACACTGAATCATGGCTTTATGCCGTAACATCCGTTTGGGATGCGACTGCCACGGCCCCGTGATTTCTCTGCCTTCGCGGGTTTTGAATGGTTCGCGGCGGCATTCATCCATCCATTCGGTAACGCAGATCGGATGATTACGGTCCTTGCGGTAAATCCGGCATGTACAGGATTCATTGTCCTGCTCAAAGTCCATGCCATCAAACTGCTGGTTTTCATTGATGATGCGGGACCAGCCATCAACGCCCACCACCGGAACGATGCCGTTCTGCTTATCAGGGAAGGCGTAAATTTCTTTCGTCCACGGATTAAGGCCGTACTGGTTGGCGACGATCAACAATGCGATGAACTGCGCATCGCTGGCATCACCTTTAAATGCCGTCTGGCGAAGAGTGGTGATCAGTTCCTGTGGGTCGACAGAATCCATGCCGACACGTTCAGCCAGCTTCCCTGCCAGCGTTGCGAGTGCTGTACTCATCCGTTTTATACCTCTGAATCAATATCAACCTGGTGGTGAGCAATGGTTTCAACCATGTACCGGATGTGTTCTGCCATGCGCTCCTGAAACTCAACATCGTCATCAAACGCACGGGTAATGGCTTTTTTGCTGGCCCCGTGGCGTTGCAAATGATCGATGCATAGCGATTCAAACAGGTGCTGGGGCAGGCCTTTTTCCATGTCGTCTGCCAGTTCTGCCTCTTTCTCTTCACGGGCGATCTGCTGGTAGTGACGCGCCCAGCTCTGAGCCTCAAGACGATCCTGAATGTAATAAGCGTTCATGGCCGAACTCCTGAAATAGCTGTGAAAATATCGCCCGCGAAATGCCGGGCTGATTAGGAAAACAGGAAAGGGGGTTAGTGAATGCTTTTGCTTGATCTCAGTTTCAGTATTAATATCCATTTTTTATAAGCGTCGACGGCCTCACGAAACATCTTTTCATCGCCAATAAAAGTGGCAATAGTGAATTTTGTCTGGATAGCCATAAGTTTTTTATCCATTTTTGGGGACTCCTGGCTGATTAAGTATGTCGATAAGGCGTTTCCATCCGTCACGTAATTTACGGGTGATTCGTTCAAGTAAAGATTCGGAAGGGCAGCCAGCAACAGGCCACCCTGCAATGGCATATTGCATGGTGTGCTCCTTATTTATACATAACGAAAAACGCCTCGAGTGAAGCGTAATTGGTATGCGGTAACGCCGCGCTCAGGCGGCTTTGATAGTCATATCATCTGGATCAAATATTCCTGATGTATCGATATCGGTAATTCTTATTCCTTCGCTACCATCCATTGGAGGCCATCCTTCCTGACCATTTCCATCATTCCAGTCGAACTCACACACAACACCATATGCATTTAAGTCGCTTGAAATTGCTATAAGCAGAGCATGTTGCGCCAGCATGATTAATACAGCATTTAATACAGAGCCGTGTTTATTGAGTCGGTATTCAGAGTCTGACCAGAAATTATTAATCTGGTGAAGTTTTTCCTCTGTCATTACGTCATGGTCGATTTCAATTTCCATTGATGCTTTCCAGTCGTAATCAATGATGTATTTTTTGATGTTTGACATCTATTCATATCCTCATAGATAAAAAATCGCCCTCACACTGGAGGGCAAAGAAGATTTCCAATAATCAGAACAAGTCGGCTCCTGTTTAGTTACGAGCGACATTGCTCCGTGTATTCACTCGTTGGAATGAATACACAGTGCAGTGTTTATTCTGTTATTTATGCCAAAAATAAAGGTCACTATCAGGCAGCTTTGTTGTTCTGTTTACCAAGTTCTCTGGCAATCATTGCCGTCGTTCGTATTGCCCATTTATCGACATATTTCCCATCTTCCATTACAGGAAACATTTCTTCAGGCTTAACCATGCATTCCGATTGCAGCTTGCATCCATTGCATCGCTTGAATTGTCCACACCATTGATTTTTATCAATAGTCGTAGTCATACGGATAGTCCTGGTATTGTTCCATCACATCCTGAGGATGCTCTTCGAACTCTTCAAATTCTTCTTCCATATATCACCTCAAATAAGTTGTTTGCTGCGAAAGTAAATACGCTTAAGTTACCTGTTATTTATCCCACCAAGTTCCGTATCTATCTATCCAGTTACACCAATCATCGACACTCCATTTTGTTGTGTCGCATTTTTGCAACTGGCATGAATATCTACCTTCTTTGTAAAGTCGGCGTTTGACTTTCTTGAGCATGGCTCACCTCAATCGTAATAAGCTGGAATTGATTTTCCGCGTTGCTTCTGGCGGCCTGAGCAAGTCACACCCATTTCACTGCGTGGCTTGCGGTAGTAAATACGGTTCTGTTTACGCTCGACTTCTTCTGCCTTCTGGCAGCGAAGGCTTCCGAGTGATATTGCTTTTTCAGAAAGGCTTAAACGTTTTCTCGGGGCTTCCTGAACAGGTTCCTCACTGTCTGTGCCGAAGATCGAATCGATGATGTTGCATATAGCATCACGCTCGATAGCCAGCTTTCTGCGCCGCTCATGACGGCGAGTTTTGGCATTTCCTGCAAATGTTGATTTCCCGTACACGATTACCGTCATGATGTTTTCCTCATGTGAAATGGCTTTGGGGGTGATGTGCCAGATGCTGATCTTCTGGTTGCTGTCGTTGCAGCTGCAATTCACATCACCGCCAAATCCATCTCGTTTGGTATCTGTTTGCGCTTTGTCAGCGCCCCATCGAAGTTAAAGAGCCTGCCAATCTGTTCCGTTTGGCTGCCAGCATCCTGCTGACGGCGATAATAATGAACTAATAGTTCGATATTATCAAGAACTGCAAGTACGAGATTTTGCAACTCTTTAATTTTATTAGATAAGTTTTTGATATGTAATGAAATTTATTTTTGCAAAGATTGAAGATTGGTCTGTAGGGGAGAAAGGACTGTATTGCTGGCGTGTTAGTTCGTGGGTTAGCACATATGCGGATGTTAAATAGGGGAGGCGAACGTGAGGTAAAGAAAACCCGGCGCAGAGGCCGGGTTTTTCTAGGCTACCAGAGAGTCAATCCAAGAGTCTCTGGTATGGAATGGCAACACTCGTGCGGTATCATTAAATAGTAGTGATAGTTGCTGTAGCTCAGGTGTTAACCCATCGCTGTCAACTATTACAAATCTATTGTTTATGTCAGGAACGACCTGACTTAAGTCAACAATCTTCCCAACTGTTGAGTGGGCAGTATTCCATCCTTTACTGCTGGCAAGGCTTACCGTAAACCCGCGTTTTGGTGGTATTAGTCGAGACTCATTCCTTAGCGTTAACGGAACAGTAATGTTATGCCCACTAATACCTTTCACTTTTTCCTTTAAGGCTAGTCGCTTCCCAAGCCCTGCTGATTTTAAGTAACTGATTACACATTTTTCGAACTTATCGTCTTTGACCTCAGCATACCAATCAGCAGTTTGGGCGGATGCAAGAATCCCACCACGAATAACATTTGCAGTTACCTGTCCAACGGACGACTCATCTGCCCACGCAGATATCTCTCCAGAGTCATTTAATGAAATTCCTTGCGAAGCGAGTGATGACCTGATCAGATCAATTTTCTTTTTAGTCAGGTGGATGCCGCGTGATTCAATATTCATCAATGTATCGCAGTAGTCTGTAACCCTATACTGACCACTCATCTCTTGAACGAATACGCTTATCTGCTCACAATCATCGTAGTATGTGAAGGGACTAATAACGCGCAGCAACGTGTCGCTCATTGGGTGGCATTCAAACCCGAGCTTAGATATGACTGTTGAACACGTTACATTTCCCATGATAGCTGACCTGATTTATCTTGATTCGGTAAAGGTGGGCTGCCTTCATATATGATATTAAGCGCCTCGCAAAAATAATTCCAGTAGCCAAAAAAATCATCTGGCTTGATGTTCGTTTCAAGCTTGAGTGCAATTTCTTCCCCAGCTGATTCGAAGTACATGTGATAGTGAGGACCTCGAGCCACCTCAACAAAATCTGGATGGTGCACTATAGATTTATTACGGTGTGACTTGTTATGCGCAGGGTACGGGTCAAGCGCGTAAATGCGCCTGTCATGAAGAAACATCACAAATGAAAGCTTCACTATATCCACCCCTTCAACGATAGGAGAACGCCAGTGAAGCATAAATCTTATGCCTGTGATTGGGTTGCCAATTTCATCAAAAGCTTTGAGATCCAATTTAAACCAGATTGGGGTTCGTCCCTCACTTCCGGTCCACGAAACTCCGCTAAAAGTTACTTTTTTCAAGCGAGTAATAGCTTGGTCAACCTCTTTCTGGGTAGGCTTAAAGTCGCCTTTTTTAGCCACTGATTCGTATCACCATGAAAGTTATTGTTAATACCTATGCTTCTTGTCACCCAAACGTCTCTTCAGGCCATTGGTTACCAGCTATGTGACGATGAAGTCACGAACTTTTAATCCATTCCCTTGCCTCGATGTCATCTAGGTGGCGAGATTGCTTCAAAATACCAGCCACATACTCCACCTTTGCTACTTGATGATAAGGCAACGTTATTGGCCTGTGGTCTTGATTGATGCTTGTAAATTGGTATTCTCCGTCTCTGTCATAGCCAAGAACCTTGATCATGTTGTGCCCTTCAATGGTTCTGACAAACACTTCATCACCTGGGAATACTTTGGTGTTAGGCTCAATGAGTACATATTCTCCTGATTTAATTCTGGGCCACATGCTGTCTCCTTTTACACGAAGACCAAAGGCATCTGGATCATCGCTATAAATCTTGAGCCACCCATCGCGCTCTTCGGTCATCTCGATGGCACCATCAACACCAAGAATTGCCTCACCAACCACGCGCACTAACCCTTTTTTTAATTTGCCAACAATTGAAAAAGTATCTTCATCATTCGCTCCATTTAACGAAGTGCCGTGCTGAAGCCAAACAACATCAACGTTTAGAAATTTCGCAAGCGCATTCATTTTTTCCTGGCGTGGTAAAGACTCAGCATTAAACCATTTGCTAACGCCTTTGGACGAAAGAGAAAGGGCACGGGCTATGGCCATTCCCCTACCATGTTCATCAAGACCAGCTTCTTTACAGGCTTGCGCTAGCCGCTGGGCGAATTCTTTGCGCACTTTTTCATTCTGAACCATGAGTACGATACTAAAGCACTTGCAAAAACTTTCAGTTCAATCATAATGCGTACTGAAAGTACGAAAAAGGGTATTCCTATGCAAAATCTTGATGAGCCGATTAAAGGTGTCGGCATCCCTGAAGTTGCGAAGGCTTGTGGAGTTAGCGAAAGGGCTGTCTATAAGTGGCTCAAAAACGGCTTCCTCCCTAAGACTGAGTTTTTTGGGAAAACTAAATACGCATCAAAAATCGAAGAGATTTCTGGTGGCAAATATCAAGCAAGCGAAATGCTTGAAATAAGCAAAAAGAACCTTCTGGCTGCATAAGTAACACCGCTCTTTATCAATCTGCACCGCCGACAACGCGGTAACTAATTAAGCACTCATCGAAAGATGAGTGTTAGTGATTATTTACCTATGGGAATAGTAAGAAATGACACAAACAAGTTACAGCAAACTATCACAGCGCGACGTTGATCGCGCAGAAACAGATTTACTCATCAACCTGTCAACGCTTACCCAGCGCGGTCTGGCAAAGATGATTGGCTGTCATGAATCGAAGATAAGCAGAACAGACTGGAGGTTTATTGCTTCGGTCTTGTGTGCTTTCGGAATGGCATCAGACATCAGTCCGATTAGTAGGGCTTTTAAGTATGCGCTTGATGAAATCACAAAGAAAAAACGCCCGGCGGCAACCGAGCGTTCTGAACAAATCCAGATGGAATTCTGAGGTCATTACTGGATCAATCCACAGGAGTCATTATGACAAATACAGCAAAAATACTCAACTTCGGCAGAGGTAACTTTGCCGGACAGGAGCGTAATGTGGCAGATCTCGATGATGGTTACGCCAGACTATCAAATATGCTGCTTGAGGCTTATTCGGGCGCAGATCTGACCAAGCGACAGTTTAAAGTGCTGCTTGCCATTCTGCGTAAAACCTAT